TGGTTCGCTTGTAACTTTAGATGATGAATTAGATTTTGATGCTATTGCTGATTTTGATTTTATTGGTGCGGTAGATATTACAGGTGGTTCTTATGAATTTGCTAATACTTTAGATTTAGGTGGTAAACAGCCTTTGAGATTGCGAAGACATTTTGTAACTCAAGGTTTTTATCCCAACGATTTAATTGATAGAAGGACAGCCAATGTAGATACTTGGACTGATTTTGATGCGGCCACAGCTTTTAATGTTGGTGCTTCTTTATTAGTAGCTACAACTGATTCTGACCCTGATTTGTCAGTATCAGCCACTTATGCAATATCAGGAACAACCATTACAATCACAAAGTCATCACATGGATATTCTGTTGGTGGATTTGTCACTGTTGATTTTACTTCTGGTACAGGTGTTGATGGCGATTATGAAATACAAACTGTAGCTGATGCAAATACATTTACACTGACCTCTGCAACGTCTTTAACTACTAGCGGAAACTGTACATATTCAGCAGAGTTTTCACAATTTAATCCTTTTGTTAATGGAAGTTATGTGGCAAGAGGATTTAAGTTTAGATGTGAAATGGATAGTGATGATCCAGCACAAAGTATAGAAATAGATCAGCTAGGTTATACAGCAGAAATAGAAAGTAGAACAGAAACAAGTCTTGGTAATGCAGGAGCTTCAACAGGTGGATTTATTGCATCTGGAACGTCAACAAAATCTGTTACCTTTACAAACAGTTTCTTTGTAGGTCAATCTGGCACTAGCATTGCAGCAAATTCCGTTTTACCTTCTATTGGAATTACCATAGAAAACGCACAACAAGGAGATTTCTTTGCATTATCAAATATAAGCTCAACAGGATTTGATATAGATGTAAAGAATGGATCAAGTCATGTAAATAGAAATTTCAAATATGCTGCAACAGGTTTTGGGCGTGGTAGTTAATAGTGGTTTAGGATATACTTAGAGAAAATTTTGGATTAGGAAATGGCACAACACGATTATGTTATAGATAACTCCACAGGAGCAAACGTCAGGGCTGATATAAATAATGCTTTATTAGCAATTTCAAGTAATAATTCTGGATCATCCGCACCGAGTACAAATTACGCAAGCCAATTCTTTGCTAATACAACATCAAGTATTATGCAGCTTAGAAATACATCAAATAATGCTCATATAAATTTATTTAGTCTTGCTGGTGGACCAGCTTTTGCTGTTGATGGAACTATAAATTCTGTAAATATAGGTAAAGGAGCAAACTCTGTTGCAGGTAACACTGTCCTTGGAGAAAGTGCTTTAGATGCTTCTGTTTCCGGTGGAAATAATACTGCTATTGGTAAAGATGCTTTAACAACAAATACTTCTGGATCAGCTAATACTGCTATAGGTGCTTTTGCTTTAGATGCTAATACTACAGGAGCGGCTCAAGTTGCGATTGGTCAACACGCTCTTTCTGACAACACAACAGGAACAGAGAATACAGCAGTAGGTAGTGGTGCTTTGGGAGATAACACAACTGCAGATTTTAATACTGCTATAGGTGTTAATGCTTTAAGACTAAACACAACTGGAGCTAGTAACACTGCTATAGGAAATTTGGCTCTAGATGCTAATACAACGGCATCATTTAATGTGGGTGTGGGTGATAGTGCTTTAGGAACAAACACAACTGGATCTTCTAACGTAGCTGTAGGCAAGGGTGCTTTAGCATTAAGTACTACTGCTAGTAATAACACTGCTGTAGGCACTGATGCTTTAGTACAAAACACAACTGGAACAGATAACGTAGCGGTGGGTGCTGGTGCTGGTGATGCAATAACTACAGGCACAAAACATACCCTCATAGGTAAGAATGCTGGAGGTCAAATTACCACAAATGAACGTACTGTTGCTATAGGAAATACTTGTATAGCAAATGGTAATATCGGTTTTGCTGTTGGAATTGGTGATGAAGCATTAAGTGGCGGGTCTTTATCAGGTAATAATCATGTTGCGATAGGTTTTAGAGCTTCAAAAAATACCACATCAGGAGTCAATACTGCTATTGGTTTTAGGTGTTTACAAGGTAATACTACTGGATCTAACAACACATCTATGGGCTTCGATGCGATGATCGACAACACTACTGGAGGTAACAATACAGTAGTAGGTAATCTTGCTTTATCAAACAATACAACGGCAAATAATAACACTGCGGTTGGCAATCAAGCTCTAGAGTTAAACACAACTGGAGCATCAAACGTAGCCGTAGGTGCAAATGCTTTAGATGCAAATACTACTGGTGCTAATAATACTGCCTGCGGTCAAGATTCTCTCTCTGCTAATACAACGGCAGATAATAACACCGCAGTAGGAACAAATGCTTTATTAGTAAATACAACTGGAGCACAAAATACTGCTATTGGAGCAAGTTCTTTAAAATCAACCACAACAGGGTCTCAATGCACAGCACTTGGAGATAATGCGGGCGTTAGAAATACTACTGGAGGAAATAATACTTATTTAGGACGTATAGCTGGTTTTAGTACTGGCCAAACTGGAAGTAATAACACATATATTGGGTATAATTCACAAGGTACTACTGATAGCACCTCTAATGAAATTATTTTAGGAGATGCAAATATCGCAGCTATTAGATGCAATCAAACTTCTTTGTCAGGACTATCAGATAGAAGAGATAAGACAGAAATAGTAGAGATTCCAGCAGGGTTGAATTTTATCAACAAATTAAAACCAGTTAAATTTAAGTGGCAAACAAGGGAAGGCACTTCTCAAGACGGAAAGATTAGGGCTGGTTTTATTGCACAAGACTTACAAGAAGCACAAATAGGAAACGAATACTTAAATCTTGTATATGATGAAAACCCTGATAAATTAAATGCAACACCAGGTAATCTTTTACCTGTTCTTGTAAAAGCAATTCAAGAGCTATCAGCAAAAGTCACAGCCCTCGAAGCAGGGTAAACTATAAACAAATCTATTTCTAATTATGGAAGAAAGAACCACAGATGAAATCGCAGCAATCTTCTCTGCTGCTGGTGATAGTGTAACTGTCATCAATACTGCCAAAACATCAGATGAAACTGATGATGAATACAAGGACAAGATCAAGCGTAATGTAGAGCATCTTGAAATTATCAAGGCTTACAAAAAAGAAGATGGAACGACTTCTATCTGGACATCTGAATCTTTTACAGATATTGATAAAGCAATCACTGATGGTAAAAAACTCTACGAATAAATGAATTTACAGGAAAAACTTACACAATTATCTGTCGAAAGAGAACAGTTAGTTGTTGCTTTGCATGAGACAACAGGTGCAATGAAGATACTTCAACAACAGATAGATGAGGAAAATAAACAGGACGAATTACAAACAGAAACACCCGAAAGTTGAATTTAATTTAAAAACGATTATTATTGAGTTTTATTCTTTTTAATAATGCTTAAAAAAATTCTTACAATAGCTGCTGCTTCAGCTTTATCGACACCCGCATTTGCTGGCTTTTATGTAAACGTAGAGAACAATGGTTCTTATACAGGTAAAGATTACACTGGATCTGGAACTGATCTACATCTTGGTTATGAGAATAGTAATGCTTTTGGTAGCTACTACATTCAAGGTGGTGCGTATTTTAACAACCCAGATGGTGCAGATTCAGAAACAAACTTCTCTGGTAAAGTTGGTGGTACTGTAGTTGCATCAAAAAATATTGATGTTTACGGTGAGTTTTCTATAGTGACTGACGACACTAACAGCTATGGAACTAAGGTTGGTTTGAAGTATAAG